CAATTTCCTTTAACATTGGGTCTAAGCATATGCTGCACTCTTCAAGTAAATCTGGTGTTTCCATTTCAGATTATTAATAATTAGATACATAATTATATTGAGTTAATTGATTTAATTTAATTTTGAATATTATGAGTATTATGAGTATTATGAGTATTATATAAAAAAAATAAGATATTAATGGTATATCATTAATAAATAATAATACACCATTAATAAATTTTGATAAATTTATTATTTATTATTCTTTTTGTTTTTGTTTTTGTTTTTGTTTTGTTTTTGTTTTGTTTTGTTTTTGTTTTTTCAATATATTTATACTATTTGTTCATAGTATAAATAACTTTGGCAAGACAGCGCCCACACCAGTTATACTGTTCTGATATGATAGTATCCTCTTTCATAGTGTGGCTATACAATTCACCCATCAAAGTAGGAAACTTCGGGATGTTTGTAGTTTCTTTTTCGAACAACTCGAGGTATTCCTTAATGTGAGTTTTCAACAAAGACTCATTCATGTTTTTGAAGAAGGAATACTTCTTCAGGATAATTAGAATTATCTTGATCGTGATGAGTCCATGCTTCTTACGTTGCGTGAAAAGCTCTTGCTTAAAATGGGTAATAGAAAATTCCATAAAATGTGGGTTCTTTTTCGCCCAGTTCCTATCGCGTGAAGCTTGAGAACAAGCCCCCATATTGTATTTGTATTTTAAAAATTCTTAAATAAATTTCAATTTTTTTTAATAAATTCTTAAATAAATTCCAATTTTTTTTAATAAATTTAAATAAATTCCAATAAATTCCAAATTTTCAATCAAATTAATAAAATAAATAAAATTAATAAAATAAAAAAACAATTTTTATCAAAAAACGGGATTTTTTTTAGATTTTTGTCATTTTTAACAATTCCGCATTTTCAACACTTACTCGTTCTTCTCTTTCTTTTTCTTCTTCCGATTTATAATTATCTGTCAGATTTGAACAAGAACTACCTGTTTTTGGCAATGGAAAGTAAAATTTATTCCAATTTATGTTATTTCTATTTAAATTAACAATATAGATATAATAAACCGCATAAATCATTAATCCAACAATAATAATCGCGGAAACTAATAAACTATTTACCCCATTTATTAAATTCGCATATCCTAATCCTAAAATGATAGATATAACTACCAAAGATATAACAGAAACTTGATGTAAATAACTATAATATTCATATTTTTGTTTTTGATATTTTTCTTCTTGGAAGTGTCTTTTTGTAGTGTTTGCTTCTACTGACATATCATTAACTTTGCTTTTAAGATATTTCATTTCATTTTCTTGTTCTTCTTTTTGTTTTGTTAATTGACATTGTCTTGCAAAAAGTTTTTGACGTAATTCTGTATTATCTTTATACTTTTGATTTAAAAAATCCCATATATTATTACGATGTTCTGTTAAATCCGTAATTTTCTCATTAATTTGTATATTTTTTCTATCATTTTTATAATCTGAATCCATACTTGATTGTAAATCTTTATACATTTGATTCTGTCGTTCAATTGTATTTTTAATTTCGGTATTTAATGTGATGTATTCTGTTAAGAATTCACCTTGTCTTGATATATCATCGTTCTGATTACTCATTTTCTACGGGTATTATTGTAATATTAGATAAAAAAAGGGGAAAATATTTTATTAATTTTTATTTGAAAGTATATTATTAATCATATTATTTGTTAAATTATTACTTTTACTACTTTTATTATTTGTAGATGTTGTCATTGTATTATTGACATAATTTTTAATATTATTTGTCATATTATTTGATTTAGTATTAGTATTAGTATTTACTGGTTTGTTGATATTAGTATTGGTATTTACTGGTTTGTTGGTATTAGTATTAGTATTGGTATTTACTGGTTTGTTGGTATTAGTATTAGTATTGGTATTTACTGGTTTGTTGGTATTAGTATTAGTATTAGTATTATTTACTGGTTTATTGGTATTAGTATTTTGTAGGATATTATTAAATAAATTGCTCTGATTAGTATTTTTTGATTTTAAATTATTATTAATAAAATTGTTTAAATTATCAATAATACTGTTGTTGCTAACATTTTTATTATTATTTCTGGTAGTATATGTGGTAGTATATGTGGTTGGATTTATAATTAGATAACTTAATATACAAATAATAACAATTAATAATCCCATAGATGCTAAATAAACATTATAATAGTATGATTCATTTTCTTTCGCATTTTTAGTATCTTTTAAATTGCTGGAGTATGTTAATAAATTATTTTCTTTTTCAGATAATTTCAAATTTAATTCTTTAACAGATTGTCTTCCTTTTGTTAATTCGTGTTCCATTTTATTAATTTCTTTTAACTGTTTCTTAATATCACTAAAATCATCTAAAATTAAATTATTAACATTTCTTTTAATATCAATCATATGTGTATTTAATTTACTAATATTACCTCTTTCCTTTAAAAGATAATCTGCATTTTCTTGCTCATCTGTATCATTTGCATATTTTTTATTAGCATAAATCTGATATTTATTAGTATAATTTGTTAATACTTTATCATAATAATTTCCAATTTTTTCGATATTTTTTTTTCTTTGAGTCTTGTAATCAAATTCAGATATTCTGGTTCCATCCGGGCAAACTTCAACAGACATTTTAAATTAATATTTTAATTTTAATTTTATTATTACTGATAATATTATTATAACTATAGAATAAAAAAACAAATATTGTTATGTTATTGTAAATCAAAAGAAAAACCAATAAATAAATAAATAAATAAATAAATAAATAAATAAATAAATAAATAAATAAAATTTTTATACAATATGAATTATTATTACAATTCAAATCAAAACTATAATACAGATAATACAGATAATACAGATAATACAAATAATAATAAAAAATTTAAGAAAGATAATCAACAAAAATGTAAAAGAAGACATCACGTTATTACAAATGATAATATGAGTAATCAAACAAATAAAACAAATGAAGAATTAAGTATTGTAAATATTAATATAACAACAAAACATAAAATTAAATGTTGGATTCTACATTTTAATAATGATACGATTGGATATTGTAAATGCTGTGACCAACAATATCCTATAAGTATGCCACCGTTCGTAAGAAATTTTCTTAAAATAAAAAAAAAAGAAATACACGAAGAATATCCACCTGCTGATTTTTTTCTTAATAATCAAATAGAAATTAACACTTCAAAATCTCAAAATTATATTAGTAATGCTAATGAATTAGATGATTTAATTGTTAATTCTTTGAAACCAGTTTGTTTTAATTGTAAAAACTTAATAAATCAATATATTTCTGAAACTATTATTCCAATGGCGATAGATGGAATTAATCCAAATAATGATTATCAAGATGAAGAAGAATATGATAAATATATAATTTCTTACTTAAAAAATGTTAAAAAATGTTATTATAAAAAAGATAATATTTATTGTTGTAAAAATATTCAAAATGGATATGAATATGGATATGAATATGAATGTGTAAATGAATATTGTTCTATTCATAAAAATGTAAATAAAAATGTAAATAAAAATATTAATTGTAAAGACAATTTATTAAAACGTATGATGAAGCATAATATATTAAATTCGATGAATTCAAAATATTAATTTATTAATAGAATGAGAATTCTGATTTTTCGCTAACTTCATTTTTTTGTTTTTCAAAATCAACAGATTCTAACTCATCGTCTGTATCAAAATCAGTTCCAAAATCCATATCATCTAAAGAATGAACTTGGAATTTATCAGGTTCGGATTTTGTTTCAACATCACTGTCATTATCTAAATCATTATCTGAATCATTATCTAAATCATTATCTAAATCTGGTAACTCTGATATTTCTAACTTTGGATTATTATTTTCTAATCTAACAGCAGGTCTGTTTTCTAATACAATTTCTTTAGATAATTCAGGTTCATTTGGAGTTTCTACTTGAACTACATTGTCAGTTATAATTTCCTCAGTATCGTTATTTGTATCAATGGTTTCTTCTTCAGTTTCCTCTTTGATTTCCACAGTGGGTTCCTCTTTGATTTCCACAGTGGGTTCCTCTTTGATTTCCACAGTGGGTTCCTCTTTGATTTCTTCTGCTTCTGCTTCTGCTACAACTTTTTCAACAATTTCTTCTATAACATCTTCTGCTGTTGTTTCTTGTCCTTTTGCTTTCTTATTAGAATCTTCTTGGGTTTTAGATATTTTTTGTAATTCATCTTGTATTAATTTTCTAATAGAACTTTCATTATTTACATTAATTTCTCCATTCATATTTTCCAATTCTTTCTTAACAAGTTTTAGAATGTTATTCTTTTGTTTGTTAGTAATTGCTAATTTAACATCATCTTCAGTGATATTATCATCTTCATCGTCGCTCTTGTAGTCATTTCCAAGATATTCTTTTAAAATATATCTGACAGGTAATTTATTTCTGATAGTTCTTTCAATTGATGTAGAAATGATATTTTCTGCTTCTCTCATATTATTACGATATTCGTATTTAGTTCCAGCATCACAAAATAGATATGGAGTTTCCCAAAACTTTCTGGCACATTCAACATAACAAAGATGCATAAAATGAGTAGCACTTGGAACTTTTAAATCAATCCTTTTACCTTTCTTACCTCCGTGAATAATTGATAGAATTTTTGTATGAGTTACAAAAACGGCAGTTACAAGATCATCAATACAATCCCACTGACTGGAATTTTGTATTCTCTTAAATTCCTTATTAATTAAGTCTTGAGACCATTTTGGAATACGAGTTAGAGAATTCTGAAATTCTTTTAGTATATCCTTTGGTGTATTGTCTTGGTCGCAAGAATCTTTTGAATCTTCGTATAAACTTTGAATACCTTGGAAGATTCCAGGTCTGAATACATCAATAATATAATTTGTATATTCTTTTTTAGCATCTGCTAAGACGGCTACATTACTATTATCCTCCATTGATGAAAAATTAACTTTCTATTCTTTTATTTGTATTTGGAAACGAATATAAAAAATTACAAAAACCGCAATTAAATCATTATTTAAAAACCTCCAACAAGAGATGAACCAAGAGTAAATCCAGTACCTAATTTAGCACCTTCAGCAATATTAGGAGCGAACTGTTCAAGAAGTCCATACATAGCAGCAGCAATTAAAGCTAACATTAGAGCTTCTTCCATATTTTTACTCTTACCAAGAAGAAGAGTAGAAAAAGCAACAACAAGACCAAGTGTCAAAAGTTTGACAACACGTTTACATAATTCACGACTATCCATTTTTTATTATTTATTTATTATTATTTGTTATTTATTATAAAATAAGAAAAAATAAATAAATAAATAAATAAAAAATGGATAATAAATAATGATTAACATCCACAATAATAATTTAATGAATCATTATTATATTTAACATATTTGATATCATTATAATTATATGGTAATTTATCATTTTTTATACTGTATAAACTTAATTCTAATGATATTAAATTAATTAATGGACTAATATCATTAATATTATGTGAATCATAGTGTAGATGTCTTAATTGTTTTAATTTATTAAAATCCAATCTAATTTTATTGTTATAATTAGTTGATAGATAAATTAAACTATGACTATGATAAATATTATCAATATTGTAATTAAAACAATTATCTAATTTTAATTTTTTAAGTTTTGGTAAATTGTTTAATACAAAATCATTTACTTTATATACTTCTAAAACTTCTAAATTAGGAGTATTATATTTAATTTGTTGTTTATTTTTATAACCATACCCTATTATTTTTAATTTACGCAAAGAAGGTAAATCTATATTAACGATTAGACCAATCTGAATTGTTAAACTTTCTATTTTTGGTAAATCTTTTATAGTTGGAATATTCAATGGATTTTTATATAATAAATATTTATTATAAAAATTTTTAAGTTCTATAATAGAACCGTAATTCCTTAATGTTTCATTTTGTCCATTAAAGGAATAATTATATTTAATTGATTGAATTTTATAATTATCATAATTTTTATTACAAATAATAAATGCATATTCAGAATCTACAATAATTAAATTTCTCCATTTCAAAATATTTAAATCAAAAAATTCTATTTTACTAAAAGGAATCAATAATTTATTCCTATTACCAACAATAATATTATGTGAAATCTTATTCCATTCATTTGATAATATTGATAACTTAGTAATAACTTTTTTTGTTGATATCCAATTTACAATTAAATACTTTAATTCATTGGGTAAATAAATCATTATGATTTATGATTTATGATATATTATATGATATATTTTATGATATATTATATGATATATTATATAATTATACCCGATAAATCTTCTTTACAAAACATCATTACCAGAATTCATATTTTAAATTATATTTTTAATTATATTTTTACTATTTTCTAATGATAATATAAAAAGTCATAATAATATATAAAAAGTCGTAATGGTTAAAACAACACTAAAACTTAGTAAAAAAGCAAAAAAAAATTTAGATGAATTAAATTCCTACTTTAAATTTATAACAAAGAATGAAAAAGTATGGAAGAAAAAAGGAGAAGGATATTTAATCTTTAAGAAAGGTGAAGCTATGATTAAACAATTCTTACCAGATATAGAAAAAGAATATGTTTCACTTAAAAGATGTTCTCAAGAACATTGTCGTAAAGAATTTGATGTTATTATCAATAAAGTTTTAATAGAAACACAGAAAGATGGTAAAAAAATGTTTGATGAAATGATTAAACTTAATGAAAAAATTAAAAAAGAAAATGGTATGAAAAAAGGAACATTTTTCTTTGACCTAAAAGATAAAAAACTAGAAAAGAAAATTAGGAAAAAAATGCAGGATAGTGATAAAAAAATAATAAAAAAACATATAGCATTACAAAAGCAAAAATATGGAAAATATGAGAAAGCTTTAAAAGAATGTCAATTAAAACATTGTAAGAATGATAGAAATACATTAAAAAAAACATTGAAGAATAAAACAAAAAATGATTTTTCTAAAATGATACATAAAAGTATGTAAAAGTATGTAAAAGTGATAACAAATTTAATATTTTAATTTTTAATTTTTAATTTTTAATTTTTAATTTTTTATAATGCTAAATAGGATACATCTGGAATAATATAATTAATACTGGAAGTATCAATATTATTATTATTATTATTATTCAAATCTTCTAATCTTGTATTACCGGTTAATACTAAACATTTATCACAATTAATATTTTCGGCAAACTTAATATCAGAATTATAATCATCACCTACCATAAGAACTTTTAATTTAGGAGACTTAGGACTATTTTCGGAATCAATTAATTTATCTTTTGAATCTGTTAAATTGTATCTTTCAATGAATTTATCAATAAATTCACTACAATATGGTTTTCCTACTGCGATTTGGTCTATTGGTAATTCAAAATCTTTATCTTTATTTTTACCATATTTTTCTATTTCTTTTAATAAATTTATAGGTTCTAAATAATTAATCTCTCTATGATCAGGTTGAATGTTAGAATTTGCTAAAATAATAGATACTTTAGGATTACTTTTAAACCATTGAAAAGCATTTTCTAATTCAGAATTGATATTATGTTTTTCTTCTTGTTTTTCTTCTTTATTTTCTTCTTGATTATTTTTTGATAAAGTCCCGATAACAACATAATCTAAATCTTTTGGAATAGGATGATTAACTTTAATGTGATAGAATAATACATTATTATATTTTTTAGTAATACTATTTTTTAAATAACTAAATAATTCTGGATCAGAAATAATACCAAATTTAGTGCTTGATACAATTGTTTGTTGAGAAGAATTAACTATTTTTCTATATCTTTTTCTTGAGATATACTTAGATGAATATGACTCTGTTTCTTCTTGTATTCCGGAAGAATTAGATACGTGACGCCATTTTAGAACATTTGTTAAAGCAATTAATGTTAGCGAAGATGCAGTAATAACATCAATATCATTATCAATATTAAATCCTAAACTGCGTAATTCTTTCTTAATTCTTTTTGGAGAATATCTACATTCATTGGTAATTATACATATTTTCTGATTCATCTCATTTTTTAATTTATTAAATGTTTCAACCGCCAGTGGAATTGCCTTATCATTGTTTCTTAAAACACCATTCATACTAAATATTAATAATTGATAACTATTAATATTTTCCGGAGTTGGTTTTTTAATAACAGTTCCAGCAGAACCCGAGAAAAACCAGTTAATATACTTAGAACTGATAGATATAGGATTGTAATCCAAGAACATATGTTTTAAATTAGACATATTACAATCTTTCTGGAAAATAAATATCGAGAAATTAAAATTAAAATTAAATTTAAGAAATATATTTTAATATACAATAGATTTTAAAAATAATAAAGGAAAAATAAAAAAATAATAAACTTATTAATTAAAAAATAAACTTAAAATTAAAAAGAAAAATATAAAAGAAGAATATTAAAGATAAATATAAAAGAAGAATAATATATTAAATAAATAATAAAACAAAATGGAAGATATTACTTGTGATGAAAATAATAATGAAAATGAAAACGAAAATAATGAAAATAATAATAATAAATATAATAATTACATTAAAAATATAGAAAATGTTAATTACTTTTCAATAAATCAAAAATATTTTAATTCAAATTTCATTTATTATGATATTCATGGAAATAGAAGTAATCAGTTTATTGGGATTACTTATAAAACTCCAACAATATTTTTAGATGGTTTAATGTTTGAAACACCTTGGATGAAAACAATTAAACCAATTGAAATATCAAGTAATGAAAATAGATATTGGGATGAAAATAGGAAATCAAAATTCTTTCTTGAACAAACATTTATTGAGACAGAAGAAAATAAAGAAGAATTAAGAAATTTTTATAATTGTATTACATCTATAGACGAACATACTATTAATTTTCTTGTAAAACAACATCATAATTATAACAACACACCTTATTTTGATGCTGAATCCTGTGTTGATAATTCTTGTTTAGATTCAAATTCAAATTCAAAAGCAAATAAATATTCTAATAAATCAGAATATCAATATTCTTCTGACTATAGAGATATTTATTGTAATAATATTAATAAATATAGTTTTACATCAAAATCAAGTAAAAATATAGAAATTTTAAGAAACTCTGGTATAGTGTCTTCATCTTATAAAACTCCATTTGAAATGAAAATGAAAGCACCAATTGAAAATAAAAGATGGGAAGATGACTCAACTGTTTTTAATAATACTATTACAAATTATCAATATATTAAAACAAAAATAAGTAATAATATTAAAAGTATTACTTACAATAATAAACCTTACACTGGTAAATTACAAGATTTAGATGTTGAAAACTCTTTAGTTAAAAGTTGGATAATTTGTTATGGATTATGGAAATATAATAATAAAATTGGAATGTCTTGGTCTGTTGTTAAAATGGCAATTAAAAAAGATGAAAATGATATATACAATTATGTAAGAAATCCAATTAATAGGAATATAGGTTTTAATAGGTCATATAATAATAATTCATATAATAAATCGGTTGATAATAAATCAGTTGTTGATAATAAATCAGTTGTTGATAGTAAATCAGTTGTTGATAGTAAATCAGTTGTTGATAGTAAATCAGTTGTTGATAGTAATATTAAATTTACCAATAATACATATATTTCTGATAATGATAATGATAATAATAATAATAATAATAATAATAATAATAATGATGATGATGATGATGATGATGATGAATTAACATTTGAAATGGATGAAGAACCATTACCAAATTTTGAATTAGAAAATGATCCTGATATGTTAGATTATTAATATGAATAATAATGTTTTTAGATTATATTAATAATATTAATAATTGGGTGATTTTATTTCTTTTTTATTTCTTTTTTATTTCTTTTTTATTGGTTTTAATATAATAAAAGAACATTCTAATGACGTGCTAATATACATAACCGCTCCATTATTACCCATTTCTCCACAATAATTTGGAGCAGAAAATATAGTAATTAATTTATTTCCACCAAAGAACTTATAACCTTCATTTACCATTTGATGTGCTCTACAAACTAAAAATAGATTGTGTTTTTTCATAAATTGATTTAAAGCAGTTTGATTAAATGTATGACTAACACCTCTATCATTCGCCATATAATTTTCCTTATGTGTTTTTGGATCACTCCACATTAAATCACACAATATTCCATTATCTCCGATTGGAACATTTCTATTAATTTTATTTATATCGTCGAGAGAATTTAATGGTTGTCTTGGAATACCTCCATGAGTGCAAAATATACTACCATTAATAGTACAACATATAGGTAATAAGTGTAATGTCATATTTAAATCTTTCCATATTTCTTCTCCATCTACTTTACCATATCTTTCTATACATTCTCCATAAAAACCATACATTTTATTAATATCGGAACTTTCATGATTACCTCTTAATACAAATATATGATTTGGAGCACAAAATTTTAAACAAAACAACATAACCAGACATTCTATACTACAAGAACCTCTATCTACAATATCACCATTAAAGATAAGCCTTCTTTGGTCTTTCTTATTTTTAGTTGATGAAAATATCATTTCTAAAAATCTAACTAAATCAGAAAATTGACCGTGAATATCACCGAATAAATAAAAAGGTGCTTCCAGTTTTAATAAATTTGATTCCATTTTAAATATTTTCCTCATATGCTTTGATAAGTCTAATAAGGTTGCTTTTGGAATATCAAATCTAAATGCTAAATTACCAGATGTTGAATCTTTTTTCCTAATATCATCTTGTTTTTTATTATAACTCATTAAATGTTTAATCAAAGTTTGATAATATGCTTTCAACGAAACATATGTTTTCTTTTCTTTAGTATTTTCCATATTTATTTTTTGATTAATATTTTGATTAATATTTTAATTAAGATTTTGATTAATATTTTGATTAAGATTTTGATTAATATTTTTGATTAATATTTTTGATTATAATTTCTAATTATAAATAATTTTATACTATTATACGATTATACTAATTATAATTTATAATTATAATTTCTAATTATAAATAAAGGAAACTAAAAATATAAAAATGATTGACTGTAATTGTATATTAAAAGGAGTTCTGGTATGCCTGATTCTCTATATAGTTGTAAGAATGATTAATAAAACTGTATCAGATAATACCATAACTGAATTTAAAAAAATTCAAGAAATGCAAAAAATTGATGGAGAAATTGATGGAGAAATTGATGGAGAAATTGATAGAGAAGTGAAAGAAGAAATCAGAACATTAGAACAAATGGCGAAAGAAGAAGTTTCATCAAACAGTAATGTATCTGGTAATCAAGTTATTGAAAAATTTTCTGATAATAAAAAAGTAATCTTATTTTATGGTTCGTCTTGTCCCGCTTCTCTTAATTTTATGTCATCTTGGAATAATATTAAAAAATCTGTTATTAATACAGACATTTTAGAAGTTGAATGTTATCAAGACAGAGAATCTTGTCAAAGACATCAAATAAAATTATTACCTACCCTTGTAATTTATGACGGTAAAGGTAATGAAAAGAAATTAGAAGGAAATCACCCATATCAAAATGTAGTTCAAGAACTGAAATTATTCGGTATTCAAATTGATGAATTAAAAGAAGGTTTTGTTGTTGAAGCAATTAACGATGAAATACATAAAGAAGAAGATAATTGCGGTTCAACATATTTTGAAAGACGACAAGGACCCGAATTCTGTGCTTTAAATGGTAATCCATCTGGTTGCTTTGACCCAACCAGTAGTAGCAATATGAACTCATTTAATAGTGCATATGATGTTGTTGGTTCTTATTTAACACAATATGGGGATAATCAAGAACAAATGAATGAATGTGCTAAAAAACATTCTCATATGATTAGAGAATTTGGACTTGATAATCCATCATCTTTAGAAAAAATTCAAAATTACCAAAAAGAAATTGAAGAAGGAGAATCACGACCACTAATTAAAGGAACTAATTATAAACAAAATAATAAAATTATTTCTGCTATTAAACATTCTCTAACTGCTTAAAAAAATAAAAAAATAGGTAATCTATTGTTATAGATTTTATTTTTACTTTTTCTGTCTTTATTATTTTTAATCATTTTCATCTCTTTATTATTTTTATTATTTTTATTTTTAAGCATTTTCACAAATATCTGTAAATTGGATTCTACTTTTTTGAATTGATTCTATAGTATCAACTTTTAATAAGTCTATACCGTATATTAAACCGTCAGAATGACAAATTGAAATAAAAGAACAATCGTTAGACCAACAAAGAATAACATAACTTTGATTTTTTATTTCATTAATAAATAATTTTAATTCTGATTTATAATTTTTATTATAACGAGTCTCCATATTAAATTTGTTAATTCATATTTTTAAAAGTTATGTGATTTATTTTTGATAAAAACCAAAGATTACAGAAAATTAATTCAATTTTATCATTTTTATTATTTTATTATTATACTTTTTATATTATAAAATTGAAATTTTTTTATTATTAATATAATAATTATTCATATTTCTACTAAGAAATTCAAAATAAATTGAAAAAATAATTTTACTGATAATAATAATTCAAAATGGAGCGATTTCAAACAAGTGCGTATAGATATAATCTATCTTTTCCAAAATGGGGAGAACAAGGTCTTCAGACTGAGTTCAATCTACAAGATGAAGAAGATTGTCAGAAGTTAATTGAAATTTTAGAAAAATCTAAT